TTGAAGGCATCTGAACTGAAGAACAAGGGCATCAAATTCAAGCTCGGAAACAAGGAGTACGAACTGAAGCTCAATATGAACACTTTCTGCGAACTGGAGGAAGTTTACGGCGACCTGAACGCGGCCTTTGAGGATTTACAGAACATGAAGATCAAGGCGGTCAGGGCGCTGGTCTACTCCGCAGTCAAGGTTGAGGATGACAGCGTCACTCTCAAGGCCGTCGGCGAACAGCTTGGTCTGAGCGACCTTGAAAGCCTCGGTACAGCAATCAACGAAGCGCTCAACATGTCGATGCCGGAGGCAGAAGACGCCCCGGGGGAATCGAAAGCCACTTAAGTTCCGTAAGCTGGGACTGGGAGTGGCTTTTCTATTTGGGGACGAATCTTCTGCGGATGAGCGAGGAACAATTCTGGAGCAGCACCCCCAAAAAGCTCCAGGCACTTTTCAAGGTCTACAAGACGGTCAACGGAATGGGCGATCACTCGGACCTTGATACCATCGACAACATTCTGTTCTAAGGGAGGTGAGATGAATGGCAGGAAACAATAGCACCGTCGTAGCAAGGATCGGCCTTGACGACAGCGGCTTTCAGGAGGGCGTCAGCAAGATTCAAAGAAGTCTTAAAGTGGTCCAGAGCGAGTTTGCAGCCGCAAGCTCGAAGCTCGGCGATTTCGGAAAAACAACGGATGGATTGAAGCTCAAGGCAGACAGCTTAAGCCGACAGGTCGACCTCCAAAAGGACAAGGTTGCCGCCCTCACCCGCAGCTACCAGGAGAGCGTTGAGAAAAAAGGCGCGGATGCCAAAGCCACGGAGAATCTGAAGATCAAGCTGAACTACGCCAATGCGGAGCTTGGCAAGATGCAACAGGAACTCAAGGCTACAACGGAAGAGCTGAAAACCAAGAGTTCCGCCTGGTACACCCTCTCTGAGAGCATGGATAAAGCTGGTTCAAAGATGAAGGCCGTCGGGGACAAGATATCCTCAGCCGGAAAAACCTTGTCCACCGCAGTGACCCTCCCCATTATCGGGATCGGCACGGCGGCAACCAAGATGGCCATGGATGCCGTGGAGTCAGAGAACCTCTTCGAGGTTGCAATGGGCGGTGTAGCGGACGACGCAAGGAAATGGTCGGAGGAAACCTCCAAGGCCCTCGGCCTGAATGCCTATAACGTCAGAAACAATATGGCCACCTACAACGCCATGCTCACCTCCATGGGGCTTGCCACGGATGAATCCCTGGAGATGTCTCAGGGGCTGACACAGCTTTCCTATGACATGGCTTCCTTCTATAACTTAAATCCTGAGGAAGCCTTCAACAAGCTGAAGTCCGGTATCTCCGGAGAGGCGGAGCCGCTTAAGGCGCTGGGCATCCTGGTCAACGACACCACCGTCAAAACTTATGCCTACACCCACGGCATCGCCAAGCAAGGCGAGCAGCTGACTGAAGCCCAGAAGGTTCAGGCACGTTACGGCGCGATCATGGAAGCCACGAAGAACGCCCAGGGTGACCTGGCTCGAACCATGGACAGCCCCACCAATAAGATCAGGGCAATGAAGGAACAAGCACAGCAGATCGGCATCCAGTTCGGACAGATCCTGATCCCCATCCTGGAGAATCTGATAGCAACCATTAAACCCCTGATGGATCGGTTCCAGGGTCTTTCCAAGGAACAGCAGGAAATGATCGTGAAAATCGCCTTGATTGCCGCTGCCGTAGGCCCTGTCCTGCTGGTGGTCGGCAAGGTCATCTCAGTTGTAGGTACCCTCACCACCACTTTCGGAGCGATTTCCGGGGCCATGGCTGCCGCAGGCGGCGCATCCGGAGCTGTTGGTGCGGCCATAGCTGCCATCACCGGACCGATAGGCGTAGCCGTAGCCGCTGTCGCCGGTTTCATCGCGATATTCGTACTGCTGTTCCGTAACAACGAGAATTTCAGGAACAGCGTCATCACCATTTGGAATCAGGTCAAAGCCGTTATGGCAGGCGTGTTTGTAGCGATCCGCGCTTTGATTGCCGCCTTCGTCCAGGTGGCGAGCACCATCTGGAATAAGTACGGGAACGACATCGTGGCAGTCATCACAGCCGCATTCAACGTCATATCCTCCGTGGTCACTACCGCCCTTAACGTGATCAAGGGCATCATTCAGGTTGTGACGAGCCTAATCAAGGGCGACTGGCAGGGCGTGTGGGAAGGCATCAAAAATGTGACCTCCAGCCTTTGGAACGGCATCCAAAACATCATCAGCGGTGTACTGAACTTAATCAGGAGCCTAGTATCCACCCAGACAAATGTCATCAAGGATGTAATTTCCGGCGCTTGGAATGCCATAAAATCCGCTACCGCAGCCATATGGAACGGAATAAAATCTGCCATCGAGACTCCCATCAATGCCGCCCGGAATACCGTAAAAGGAGCAATTGACGCTATTGCCGGCTTCTTCAGGAACCTGAAGATCCCCGAGATAAAGATCCCCCACATCAAGCTTCCTCATTTCGAGATCACAGGCAAGTTCAGTTTGAACCCTCCTCAGATCCCTAAGCTCGGGGTCAACTGGTATGCATCGGGCGGAATCTTCTCAAGCCCCAGCGTGATCGGCGTAGGTGAAGCCGGCACTGAAGCCGTGGTGCCAATCGAAAAGCTGGATGAGATAATGGCAAAAGCCATGCTCAAGGTTGGCATGGGTACCCAATCAAAGGTTTCGGATACTGGAGTTCAAAACGGCAATGTAACGAACAACTACGACATAACGATCAATAATCCGAAGCCGGAAGCGGCGTCTGACAGCACTCGCAGGGTCCTGCTCAGGCAGTCCTACGGACTGGGATAACGGGAGGTGAATTAGGATTTGAACGGACAGACATGGCAATTCAACGGCGTGAGCCTGAATACGAAGGCATGGTCGGTGATAGAAGTTCCTGAAGGTCTGGGAACACCTGGGCTTAGGGGCAACAACATCCAGGTGCCTTTCCAAAACGGGAAGAGATGGATCAAAAAGCGGTATGAGGAAAGGATCGTCATGCTCCCCATGTGGGTACGAGGCTTGGATTCCCTGACAGGAAAGCTTCCGAGCGGAAAGAGCGAGAATGACGTCCTTTATGAAAATATTGACTACCTCAGCAGCGTATTCGGGAAGCAGGGGCAATATGTATTGAAGCGAATCCTCCCCGACGGGACTGTCCGGGAAGCAATTGCCGAGGTGTACCGCCCCGTTACTTTCGGCAAGACACAAACCGGCTATGCCAAGTTCGCTGTAGAGTTCATGCTTTCGGATCCTTTCTTCTACGCCCCGCTGCCCACTGTTGAAACAAAGGCTGTGTTATCCCTTACGCAGGAATGGAGCCACGAGAATCCTGGGACAGCGCCTGTCACCGATGCGGTTATTACACTGACTGGCCCTATGGAATCGCCGAAACTCGAATTCCTTGATACCGATGTTTGGCTCCAATACCAAGGCACCATCACATCCGGCGAGAGCGTCGTCATCAGCACCGGGGACTTTAAATGCACCAAGGGCATCACCAACATGCTCTCCGCCATCAGGCATGGCGGGGATGCCTACTGGCTGCTTCTTAACAGCGGCTACAACCAATTGAGAATCACAAACGGAGTGTCAGGCGGCAGCATCAAGCTGGAATATTACCCGGCATTCTTCTAGGAGGTGGAAAAATGTATGCAGAAGTAGCGGAACATCGGATGCCTTATGACATCGATGGAACAGAAGTAGGTTTCCGAAGCATGTCCGACTTGAGCACCATCAGCCAAATCATCGGAAACGGGATAGCATCATGGCTCGACAGTACAGCCAAGGGCAACCTTAACAAGGAAAACAGGTCCCAGTCCTGGCGGGTTGGGGACTACAGATTAGGCAGTGTCTTCTGGTTCTTCTTCCCGGAATTAAGGGAAGTTAATAAAATCGGGTTCCATTGGAGTTCCACGACTGTATGTACTTTTGTCAGCCATACCATTCAAGGCTCTGCTGACACGACGAATGGTGTGGACGGCACCTGGGAGACCGGGGTCTATACGATTCCTGCCGCTAATACGGATATGGACCACTGGAGGAACAAGATCTTCACCCTTTCCTTCTCCGGTCCGGTCAAAGCCATACGAATCGGGTTCCGTGAGACTTCCCCGCAGTTTGAGGATCTATATCTTTGCGGGGTCCATATATACGGTAGAAAAGCTGTAGGTGAACAGCCAGACGACATTGTCATGACTGATTCCTCAGGGGTAGACTTAACCTCACTCATCGACTTTGGCGACCAACCTGAAGGAACCACCGAGATCCAAAGCTTCAAAATCAGGAACGCAAGCAATGCAAAGATCGCAAACAATGTGAACATTCAGCTGAACCACGAGGACTTTACCATATCCTTCAGCCAGGATGGACCATGGCAAAGCGTATTAGACATTTCTTCCATCGGCCCTGGCTCATTATCCAGCACGATTTTTGTCCGAAACCTTCTGGGACCGCCGCTCCTTACCCTAGGACCAAAGGCGGCAAGGGCTATTGTGACTGTCGGCAGCTGGACATAATGGGAGGTGATTAGATGGGGCTGCCTAGCTTAAATCTGGTCAAGCCTTCCGACCTTGCATCTCTGAGTGCGACCATTTGCGCCTTTGAAGTAACTTATAGCGACAATGTTAATCAGCTGGTCGCCTCATCGCTAAAGGTTGAGGTGGACACCATCGACACATTCGACAGTGCGTCCAAAATAACTAGCGAATCCATAAACGTGAGCCATAACTCCACTTATCGGATGGCTGTGATTCTGTCAGAAGGCACATGGTATTGGAGGGTCACGGCCACCAATACATCCGGCACTACTGTTTCATTGGTCCGTTCCTTGAGCGTTAGCCAAGTCCTGAAGCGCTCCCTTTCATTTTATGAGAGCATCGCAAAGCTTGGTGTGTGGACAAATAAGAGGATTCTTGGTTTCTACGAAAATATTGCGAAGTTGAGTCAGTGGCCAAGGAAACGGACAATGGCTCTCTACGAGAATGTTGCCAAAGCCGACATCTGGACGGACCGACGTGCGCTTTACGACTACGAGAACATCACAAGCGACCCTCCGTTTCCTTTCATTGAAAGGCTTTCGACCACAAGGGCTTCTGAAGGCTCGGTTGTAACCATCTTCGGGAACGGATTCGGCTACAAAGCTGAATCGGACCCTCTTAATGCTGACAGGTATCTGCGCGGCTATGGCGGGCATGTCTATCTTGGCACAAACCTTTGCAACATCATTTCCTGGAGCTGGGACAAGATCGTTTTCCAGATCCCCCAGGAGTCAGAAAGCGGCGCAGTCAAGGTTGCACTCACAGAACCGAATCCCCCCGGCGTTCGCTACAGTAATGTCATCGGCATTGAGGTCTATGACGCGGAGCCTGCCGATGATATTGGGATCGAGCTTTTCGTTTGCGACAAGAACAATCCCAACAGAATCCTTTGTCAGCTCAGCGGTGCAAAGAGCAAATCATTCCAGGTGCTCCTGAACAACCCCGGCAGCGGTAAATTTGCCATCAGCAGATTTGATGACAAAGGCGGAAGCCGGGATTATGTGACCGACCAGAACTTTATCCTGTGCCGGCTTGACGGCATTGACATCTTCAAATGGATCATCGAATCAAGACGGCCTTCCTATGTGGATGAGGGCGAGCAGCAGATGATCGAGGTAAGCGGCAGGGGCATCCTCTCCCTCCTTGACAGGGGCGTTGTGTATCCGGAAGGAATGCCGCATCCTACCACGCTGGAAAGGACCTTTGCCGACGCACATGGTGGCGCGATTTTACGCCAGCTTCTCCTGGAATCCCAACAAAGGGGCTGCCTTACCGGTGTATCCATAGACTGGACTGCCGATGCGGACACATTGGGAAATCCATTCGAGGACTCCACGACCTTGTCCTTCCATGCAGGCACTCCGCTTTCCCAGGTGGCAACGAAACTCAGCGAAGGCATGGGGCTTTTCGATATCGAGATGACCCCAACCTTGCACTTGAAGCTGTATAAAGCAAAAGGTGCGGACAAATATGACACGGTCAAATACAGGCCGGGTCAGGCAATCGTCAAGCACCAGAACCAGAGCGACAGCACAAACATGACCAATGCCCTCCTGGTCGAAGGCGAAAGCGGAAGTCTCATCGAGACGGCACATCCGACAAGTCAGACGGACTGGGGCAGGCGCGAAGGATACCTCCAGGCGAGGAACATCCCAAGCGACTGGGCAAAGCTCCAAGACTATGGTCAGCTGTTTCTTCGAGGGGCAGCACAGGTCAGCTGGGGTATCCAGGGAACCGTCATCAAATTCATAGACTCTGAGGGCATCAAGCTCAAGCCCTTTGAAACATTCATGATGGGCGACTGGATCGGCTGGTACATTCCTCCGGAAGGAAGCGATACAGAGGGCTTTGACGGAAAAGTCAGGGTCAAGGGTATCACCTGCGAAGAGGATGAGTCAGGCGCATTAAGCTATGTCCTGGAGTTAAACAACATCATGCTTGAGCATGAGATCCGAATGAACCAGCTGGTCGAGCGGATGTCGATGTTCACGCAGAACAGCTCCCTATCAACACCTTCGACCGAAAGTCCTGCCGGGGTCAGCCACAACCATACCCACGGCTCACTGCAAAGCTTGGGAGCAGACGACCATCCCCAGTACTATAACGAGGAAAGGCATGCTTCTGACCTGCATACAGCCATCCCAAGGGTCTCAAGCATCAAGAGGACCGGTGGGAACGCCCTGGTCGGAGACGTTACCTTAGCAGCCGGCACCAACGTATCCATCGCTCAAAACGATGAACAAAAGACGATCACCATATCTTCAGCAGACGGCAGTGGCACAAGCTATGCGAATCCACTCGACGCACCGCCAGCAAACCCGCACTCTAAGGACGATGAGTTCGATGATACCGTGATGGATGCGAAATGGTCATGGGTCAATCAAGGGACAGCAACATGGACGGAGAACGGCCGTTTTGGAGCGATTGACATTCTGTCAGGCAGCGACCACACAAGGCTTCTCGTCCAGGCAGCCCCTTCAGGCGATTTTACTGCAACAGCCAAGATCTTGATCAGCGGGCCAAGGCTGAACTATTTCAACTTCGGAATCTGCCTATACAACAGCGCCAACAGCAGGAGGATTATCTTCGGCAAATGTTGCAGGGACAGTTACTCCGGTATGCAGGCAATCAAATTCACATCAAACACCTCTTACTCTAGCGATGCCTACCTGAACGGCGGATGGGACTCCAGCTTCATCTATGTGAGGATCCGCAAGGTTGGAAGCTCATACTTTCTGGACATGTCTATCGACGGGGATTTTTGGTGGCAGATATTCACGGAAACCATCTCCAACTTCCTGTCGGCCATCAGCCATGTTGGAATCGGATATTTCCGGAACAACTCCAACGGCCTGACCTACAAGGGAAGGTGCGACTGGTTCAGGATCACGGAACCTTAAAAACAAATAGTACTTATACGGGAAGGTCCTTCAGGGCCTTCCTGTTTTTATGAAGGAGGAACCTAATGAAAGACATCATCAACTCAATTCAAATCGTCATTGCCGCAGTCGGCGGCTACATCGGCTACTTTCTGGGCGGGTGGGACGGCTTCATGTACGCCCTTGTAGCTTTTGTCGTCATCGACTACATCACCGGAATCATGGTGGCAGTCCTTGAAAAGCGCCTCTCAAGCGAGGTGGGGTTCAGGGGCATTTTCAAGAAGGTGCTCATCTTCTCGCTTGTGGCAGTAGGACATATCATCGACTCCAAGCTGATCCAAAACGGGAGCGCCATCAGGACCGCAGTCATCTTCTTTTACTTGTCCAATGAAGGTATCAGCATCTTGGAGAATACAGCCAAAATCGGCCTTCCTATCCCAGAAAAGCTCAGGGCGGTATTGGAGCAGCTCAACAAGGAGGATTCAAAATGAACCTAAGAAAACTTATCTTAACTGAAAACGCCTGCTATAAGGCTGGTGGAAAGATTGTTCCGAAGGGCATCATGGTCCATTCTACTGGGGCGAACAATTCCTACTTGAAGCGCTATGTCGGTCCCGACGATGGACTGCTTGGAAAGAACCTTTATGGAAACCACTGGAATAAGGATAAGCCGGACGGACGTAGCGTCTGCGTCCATGCCTTCATCGGCAAACTCTCTGACGGCACGATTGCCACTTATCAAACCTTACCTTGGAACCACCGAGGATGGCATGCAGGAGCATCGGCCAACGATACCCATATCGGCTTTGAGATCTGCGAAGACAACCTAAGCGACCCTTCCTATTTCGCCGCAGTCTACAAGGAAGCCGCAGAGCTCTGTGCTTTCCTTTGCAAAGCGTACGGTCTAACTGAGAAGAACATCATCTGCCACAGCGAGGGCTACAAGCTTGGCATCGCCAGCAACCACAGCGACGTAATGCACTGGTTCCCAAAGCACGGAAAAAGCATGGATGCCTTTCGTACCGAAGTCGGCAGGCTCCTCAAGATTCAGGCAATCGAACAAGCCACAAATGATGAACCGAAAAGGCTCTACAGAGTACAGGTCGGAGCATACAGCGTCAAGGTCAATGCTGAAGCGATGCTTGCCAAGGTCAAGGCTGCCGGATTCAAGGATGCCTTCATAAAAACTGAATAAGTCAGCCCGTGTTAAGCGATAGCCTCTCTTCTGTCTTTTGACGGTAGAGGGGCTTTTTTTTAATTCAAGCCGGAATGACGGGTACTCAAACAACCGCCTTCTGTCCTTTGGATGGTGAGGGGCATATCCCTGGCTTTCAAAGGAGGAAATCATATGAACCAATTGCAAAAAGAACGAATCGCTGAACTCCGCTCCAATGGCGCGGGCTATGGAAAAATCGCAGATGTCCTCGGGATGTCCGTAAATACAGTGAAGTCATATTGCCGCCGGAACAACCTGGTCGGTCACCAAGCGGAATCAGTGCCTGTAACTATCAACCAGACCTATTGCAAACAATGTGGAGCGGAGCTTATTCAGCCCTCGGGGAAGAAACAGCTGAAGTTCTGTAGCGATGTATGCCGAACAAAGTGGTGGAACTCACACCCGGAGAAGGTCAATAAAAAAGCCGTCTACTCCTTCACCTGTGCATTCTGTAATGTATCTTTCACAGCCTATGGCAATTCCAAAAGGAAGTATTGTTCTCACGGCTGCTATCTAAAGGACCGTTTCAAAGTCGGTGATCAGGCATGAAAAAGGATCAGTTCGAAACCGAAAAACTCTACCAGTCGACCCTTGCGATAGCCCGCACTATGGTAAAAAAATCCCTTCTGACAGAGGAAGAATTCTGCCTGATCGAGGCTTCCCTCCGCGAGAAATACCATCCTAAATTAGGCACACTATTCGCCCATATTCGCTTGACTTAAGTGTCGTTCAGAGTGATGTATAGTGTTGGAAAGGAGTGAGTTTATTGCGGAAAGTAAGCAAAATCAAACCATCATTACCGGTCATGCCAAGCCGGAAAAGAGTCGCAGCCTATGCCCGAGTTTCAGAAGAAAAAGGCAGGACGATGCACTCGCTTTCGGCACAGGTCAGCCACTACAGCTATTTTATCCAAAAGAATCGGGAATGGGAATATGCCGGAGTCTATGCTGATGAAGGGCTGACTGGTACTACAGACAACAGAGAGGCATTCAGGCGGCTTTTGGCAGATTGTGAAGCAGGCAAAATTGACATTGTCCTGACCAAGTCCATCTCCCGATTTGCCAGGAACACAGTTGACCTTCTTGAGACGGTGAGGCATCTTCGAGATTTGGGAATCGAGGTCAGGTTCGAAAAGGAGAACATCAATTCCTTAAGCGGCGACGGAGAGCTGATGCTTTCCATTCTGGCGTCCTTCGCACAGGAAGAAAGCCGTTCTACCAGCGAGAATATCAAGTGGGCTATTAGGAAAAAATTTCAACAAGGCCGACCGAACTCCTTCAATGTCTATGGCTACCGCTGGAATGGCAAGCAGTTCATCGTTGTACCTGAGGAAGCCGAGGTTGTCCGGTTGATCTTTGACAACTTCTTGAAAGGCATCTCGGCTGAGGAAACTGAAAAACAGCTGGAAGAAATGGACGTCAAATCCTACACGGGCGGTCGTTTCAGCAACACATCCATCCGGGCCATTTTGAGGAATGAAAAGTACACGGGCAACATGCTTCTTCAGAAGGTGTTCATACCAGACCACATTACACACAAATCAAAAAACAATGAGGGCGAGCTTCCCCAATACTGGGTCGAGGGATCACATGAAGCCATCATAGACCTCGAGACTTACACACGAGTGCAGGAGGAAATCGCAAGGCGTAGGAAACTCGGCGCAAAAGCAAATCCCGCAATCAACACGGGCTACTTCACCAGCATCATTAAATGCGGCATTTGCGGCAGGAGCTATCAGCGGTCTGCAAGAAGCCGGAAACGGGACAGCTCATACAAGATGTGGATTTGTGCCAATCAGCGAAATGGCAACGGCTGCAGCAATAAGACAATACCTGAGACTACGCTGAAAAAAGCCTGCGCAGAAATCCTTGGGATTGATGAGTTTGACGAGGATATCTTCACAGACCAGGTCAAGCAGATCATCATCCCTGGCCCAAATGAGCTGGAGCTTCACTTTCACGACGGAAGGGTTATCAGACGGGCATGGGAATCAACCGCCAGGAAGGACTGGTGGACTCCGGAAGCCAGAGCAGCCAAGTCCGCCTACAGCAAAAAGCATCCTAGGAGTTCAGGGAACATCACCTGCTTCACCTGCAAAATCGGCTGCGCCAAATGTGGTCAGAACCTGCGAAGGAACACCAGCACACGTGTGAGCGGAGAGAAAGCCCATCACTGGAGATGCCCGCCCCACAGCGGTTGCGGACACAGCGGAATTGAGGAAAACCTACTGAAATCAATATCCGCCGATGTTCTCGATATCGAGGAGTTTGACGAGGAGGTTTTTAAGGATAGGGTCGACTGCATTTCGGTCATATCAAACAGCGAATTAGTTTTCAAGCTGAAGGATGGTCGGGAAGTTACAAGGCTATGGCAGCTTAAGCGCCGGCAGCCACCCTGGTCGGAGGAACGAAAGATAAGCCAAGGTGAGAAAATGAAGGAAGCATGGAGGAAAAAGCATGAGCAGCAGAATAGCTAAAAATGTTACGACAATCCCTGCCACCTTAAGCCGCTTTACTGCAACGCCCATAAACGATAAGAGGAAGCGCCGCACTGCGGCTTATGCCAGGGTATCGACGGACAGCGACGAGCAGGTCACGAGCTATGAAGCCCAGGTCGATTACTATACCAGCTACATCAAAGGCCGCGATGATTGGGAGTTCTCAGGAATTTACACCGATGAAGGCATCTCAGGAACGAATACCAAGCACCGTGAAGGTTTCAAGCGGATGATAGCCGATGCCTTAGACGGAAAGATAGACCTGATTGTAACCAAATCGGTAAGCAGGTTTGCCCGCAACACAGTCGACAGCCTTACCACCGTCCGCCAACTCAAAGAAAAAGGAATCGAGATCTACTTCGAGAAGAAAGACTTCGATACAGTAGAAATCCCGATACTACAGGAACTCCCGGCACTGTAACGAAGCCTTTGGTGTTTAGTTGGTGTTTATATTTATGTAACGGTACAAGACAAAAACTTACGATAAAAGATACTTAAGCCGTTCTATATCAGGGAGTGCTTTCCCTTAAAAAGGGCTGAATTTGACTATTGAATAAGGTAATCGGAGTGGGAATCCTTTCTATAACGTACGAAATCTACGCTTGTCGCTCTTTAAGCCATTTTATTGCTGCATCCTCGTCATCCTCAATCGACATCTCTACTGCCAGTTTCGCTAAATCAAGCAATTGCTCGGACTGATAGCGTAGCGTAATAGATTTTTGAACATCGGTGGCTATTTTTTGTTGGTCATGAAGAGCGATTTTCGGCAACGGTATTTTTTCCAATGCACTTTTTGAAATAGCGGTTAATATTGTACCTGAACACCATTTCTTCATCAATGCTTGGATCGGAGCAGATTTGAAAAGTATGAGCAAGGTCTCGGAATTTATTGAAGTTGATTCTACAATATAAAACCCTGTTGAACAAAGTGCCCCGTCGTACTCGTTAGAGATAAGCGCACAACTCGATAAAGACCCCTCGATAGAAGACACAATAACTTGCCCGTTTTTTACCATACGACGCGCGCGTGAGGGCAATTTGTCAAACGGAGCAATAGTGCAGCCCGTTATGTTACCTGACGTTCCAATGTCTGAAAGTTCAATGTATTTGTATTCGCCTTTGTGTGGCGCAAATATACCGTCATTAACCCGACAGAACACCGTCTCATTTGAGCAAATAGCGTTTTCGATGTCCTTATATTTCTGTTGATAATATTCTGCATCAATACGGTTGCTCGATCTGAAGCTATCCGACAATGTTCTGATTGAGATTTTCTTATCTGATGGAACAAAATCATTAAGACCGAGAGAATTAAGCAGATATTGTTCTGTGTCGGTGTAAAGGGATTTTGAACTCTTTAGGTTCGCATACGCCTTATTCACCATATCGCTAATTACTGCCTGAAAAGGTTGTGAAAAACGCGGTATACGGCATTTTTTGAAACGCTCTGGGCTAAAGTTCGTTTGGATGCTAATCATTTGGTGCCGTTCAATTTCACTCCTGCCGTATTTGCTGTTCAGATATACCGTTAGAATTTGTGGTGTTATCCGATGATTAGGTTTAACTTTAAATACATACGAAGCATAAGCACAGTTGGTATCTTCCATCACTACGGCAGCTTTTCCAACAAGGTGGGGGTTGCCGTTTGTGCGACAAACAAGAACATCACCTGCCGATAAGCGTAATTGCTGAAAGACGGCTTCCGTTATTAGATTGCAATGCTTTTCTGGTGTCTTTATAAACATCTGCTCAAATTCATTAAGCCGCAGCACAGGAAAACCTTTTTGATGCTCATTTAATTGTTTTGATGTTCCATACTGAGTAAACGCAGACACATCTCCGCCACTGTAATAATTATCATTTAAATAAATAGAAGCAGTGATATGCTCAGCATCACAACGGCGCTCGGAATCCAGTTCGGCATATTGGGAGATTTTAGTGGTTGCCATTTCGCTCACACCTCCCAGAAATCGAAGTGCTGAGATTTTGCAAATTCAATAAATGCATCAGCAATCTCATCGCAATCATGGTCAATAATTCTATGCCCGTGATCATCAATGGCGGGCTTACCTGTTTCGGAGTCCATAATATAAACAGGCTCACCGCTATTATCTTTACCGGATTTTTGACTAACAGCAAAGAATATAGGGTAATCGAGTTCTTCTGCGGCACGTTTCGACAACCAATTCTTCTTCAAACTTTCTACAGATTTAGTGTCTTGCAGAAGCCACCCAACTTGCGTTTTGAGTTCAAGTGAAGCGAGTTCCTTTTTCTTTTCCGCAAGTAACCTCTCCATATCGGTACGTCCCTTAAAACGCTTTCTTACTGCTGCTTTTCTGGCTATTTCGTCTTCCAAGTCGGAAATAAGTGCATTCAATGATTCAGCATCAATAGCGCCATCCGATTCTTCATCGTTTGTCTCTTCACTTTCGGTGATATCACTGCTGTCAAAAGCTACAGCCAGTTCTGCCTTGACAAGTTCGGGTATACTCTCCTCGTCTAATTCATCAAGTCCAGAAAGCACAAGTAGTTCAGTTGTCCAATACTCCTCCCACTCTGTGGCATGTTTTGCTATAACATTAGTAATCTCTGTCAATTCTTCTTCTGTATATTTCTGTAAAAACAACACGCTTGTTTTCGTTCCTGTATGTGGTTTGAAGGTGTTTACACTTAAGCCGACGACAGCAAGCAAACGCGCTTTGTCAAAAATAAAATTGCGAATCGGTAAGTCGCTCGAATTATTAAGCCGCCCCTGTGGTAAAACGATAGCCATTCGTCCACCGGGGCGGAGGAAATTAAGACACTTTTCTATAAACAGTATATCCCGTCCCATTTTTGCAACTGTCTTCCCGTTCTTTTCAGCTAACGAAAACTGTTTTAGAATATCCTTTTCATTGATGTTGCCTGCAAAGGGAGGATTGGTTAACACTAAGTCAAAATCGAAGTAACGAAAAAGCTTTTGGTTCTTATCATTTTCTGTGGGGTCATCGAAATGCGTAAGTAGGTCTCGAAAACCTGCTTTACCGGTTTCATCCCATTTGTCAGATTCGAGAGAGTTCAACTCATAAATGTTTGTTTTACCATCACCTGCAATTAGGTTGATTGCCTTCGAAATTTTAACAGAGCGGGGACTTGTATCAATACCAAACACACGCTCCCCAGCATATTCAACAATATGAGGTGGTAATCCTTCAGCGGTGAATTTATTCCCTGCAACATGGAAAATGCTATGTACGGTAAAGCCTGCCGATCCACAGGCAGGATCTATTATACTTTCATCAATTTTGGGGTTCATCATCTTAACACACATATCAATCACATACCGGGGCGTAAAATATTGTCCCTTTTTGCCTTTGGCGATCTCTGTTACGAGATACTCAAAAGCCTCGTCTATGACATCAAGGTTAGAGTTAAATAATTTAATCCCCTGTAAAAATGAAACACAAACATAGAGGTGGTTATCAGATAGTTTTATACTTTCATTCACCTCAAATATACCTTTCCATTTACGCGCGGCATCACGTAATAGTCCAGTAATCTTCGTTTTCAATTCACTTGCACTTTCACCATATATGCGAAATTGTAGCTTGCGATGACGGGCAGGTAGATTGACCGCAGCCCATTCGTCATAGAGTTTTGCATAAATAAGTTTAAAAATCTCGTCAAAGCTATCATCTATTCCTTTTGCGTTTGCAAGTACCAAGTTTTCAAGGTCAAGAATAATACTCTTAAGAGTAAGATTTTCTTTTATTAGCCGGTTCTCCGCAATCAACTTGTCAATAGTCCATTGTTCTCCGATTACATCTTGGAGTGTTTGGTCAACAGTCGGAATAGAGCCAATATCAACGAAAATATTAGGCTCTTCGCGGTGAAATATAACTTTCTCGCCGCCATTACTCCACACGCCAATAGGCGCACCATCGGCGTTACAGTATGATTTCAACTGTTGAATGCCATCCTTACGCTTTGGCTTTTTCACTTCAAAAATAATATATGGATGCTCGTTATCATCTTTGTGAAGAATAACAATGTCTGCCGCCTTATCGCTCACTCCAGAGCCAAACCAGACGGGTTTTTCAACTTGAATACGGTCTTTAGGATAATGCAAATCCTCAAATATATATTTCAACCATAATTGGCGTACAATCTCCTCTGGTTTTGCAGGGCGATCACGATCGCTCCCTAAACACTTAATGTATGGTTTGCCGCCTTTATCAAAAATAGACATTTCAATTTCAGAAATCTTGTCCTGTGTAAATAATTGCAGAGCGTGTTTTGTTTCGCTGTCGCGGAAAATATCATCAACAGAATATGGCATAACTCATTTCTCCTTGTATCATTGTTTTGTGTGTTCCAATGCCGCAGTTATTTCTGCCGATAACTCTTTAGCGGCAGTAAAGTCTTTAATCTTATCCATCGCTAAGCGACTTGGCTTTGCCTTTTTATTCTCCCAACGGTTGAGCGTAGCATAACTTACGTTCAATTCGCGGGCGAGTGTCTCCTGTGATATATTCAATTCTTTGCGTATGCTTTTCAGGGTTTCATCAATCGTCATAAGAGCCACCTCCGTAAAATGCATTATGACATATGTTATAACAGAATACAATATTCTACTTAAAGAAATTTGTATACTACTCTAAATGCTGAAAAAAAGAGTACCCATCAAAAAATGCGAGTTCTATTAACATATCTACCTTTTGCTTTTTCGAATTTATTATTTTAATTGACTTGCTATTCTGTGCCTTATGAGTGATATATGTACCTACCAAAAACAAGGGGGTACAGAACATGAAAATGATAATTCCCTATAAAATCACCGGCAAACAGAGAAAGCAGCTGGCAGAGGATATAAGCGTGGCTCTGCACACCATTCCCAAGTACCTAGGCTATCCTACCTGCTCCTACCAAATCGGTGACTGCATTTTGGAGAGGAATGGAAAGCTGATCATCCCGGAGTGCGTGGCGGACGAAACGGCAACAGCTCTGCTGGAACATTTACGCAGTCGCGGCTATGTTGGCGAGGCAGTTGAAACCGAGGATAGGCTCACAATCTCCATGCCGAGGGAACTTTTCACCAATGCAGATATTGACACCCTGCAGCAGATTGTAACAGCCAGAGCACCTCTTCTAAAGAAAGCGTTTCTGGCTGATTCTCTCGAGGCGGTAGTTACCGATACAACGGTCAGTTTCCCTTGGTTCCCCTTTACGGCAGAGCCTGACGAGGTCAATGCTTACTCCACTTTTGTCACCAAGCTATGCGATATGGCTCGGCGGCAGAAGCGTGTGGTGGCTGTTGTAGCAGAGACTGACAATGAGAAATACACCTTCCGGTGCTTTCTCCTGCGGCTGGGTTTCATCGGTGACGAATACAAAATTGCCCGTAAGGTACTACTTAGAAACCTTACGGGCAATTCAGCATTCCGGCATGAAGCCAAGAAGTTATAAAATGAATTCTGCTTACTTCAAGAGAAGCACTTTATGTAAAAGGGATAGACATTTATGGGCTTATCCCTTTATTCTATTTAGGCAACGCACTTTCAAGCAGTGCTTCCGTTTCAGCTAGTTTTGAATCTAATTCCAAGGAGTATCTTTGGTTTAGATTTGTCAAAACAGAGTGAAGACAGTAAAACAATGTAAAATAGGTAACTTCAAAATTTTCAGCGTCGTGGTTCTTTTTGATTGCCAATATAACGTTGTCTTTAACTTAAAGAAGCTTTTCTAAACTTGCTTGATTTACATGAACCTCATCACATAACATCTTGTATGCAATTTCATACAACTGCTTATTTTTTGAACTCAGATTAGCAAGATCAAACAAAGTTACATTTTGGGCATCAAGATTAGATAAGTCAAATTTCTCAGCATTGTCCTTCAACTCATAATGCTTCAGAGCGTTTTTTTGCAGTTTTATTTTATTGTGATTTGCCAATTGTTCCATTTTTGTAATGGTTTCTTTAGGCTTGTCAATAATGTCATTGAAAACAAAGACAGATTCAATAATAGACCTGACAAGTGTAGTTGCTTCAAGGAAAAAACCATATTTGATTAGTAATTTGGTTGCCTTATAACCGTTGAAGATCCTTTGGGTCAGTATTAGGATGCTTATGCCAACTAAGTCATTGTTTTTTATGTCTAATCGTTGATGTGTTAGTAAATCCATCTCTGCCATCTGTTGCTCAAGTTGTTTTAGGATTTCAACTGAATTCATTTTCCCACCTAATGTCCTTTCCAGAGTAATTTCCATTTTGCGCTTTCGCCAATATAGTTAATTTGCCATATTCTACAATTCGAGATGCTCATAAATTAATTATACAAAAAAAAGAATCTTATACACATAAGAAGAAGCAATAATAGAAGGGCAAGAGTTCTATTTCTAGAGGCTCTTGCCCTTCTATTATTGCTATGCCATTTTTAAGACTTTAATCGCTTCCAGTAGAATTAATTTCCCATCCAGCCGCTCATAAGCAGTAAAACCAATCTGCTCCTGGACGCTGTAAAGTTCGTTCAATCGCTTGATAGCTAGTTGCTTGCGCTCAATTACCCAATAATTGGAGAGTTCTCCAAAGATGATAGGCTTGGCACCCGCTGCCGCCACCGGCATGGATGGAGTCGTTATAACCGGCTTGCCAAAGATGGTATCCCCCTGTGTATTCCAGATAGGATTCCCAGCACTGTCTTTTAAAGTACGGAGTGCCATGGCCGTATCATCATGCATCAGGAATACGGCATTGGCCCGGTAATCAGGTTTCAGCGAGAAATAAAGTTTCACCACCTCGTCATAGGTGACCACAGTGGCGCTCAACGCAGTAACGCCTACCTCAGCGCCACTTTCGCCTAAAAGACCAGTGGGCTGGTTAACACCAGTGCCATTAAGGAGGGCCATCTCCTCAGCTCTGCCAAAGCGCCGAGCAAAAGCATTCAAGAGATACTCTTCGATGTCAAAAGCGGTATCTGCCACAAATGAATTCTTGAGCCTGACTAGGCTCGCCAGCTTGTAGGAATAGATGGGAAATTGCGTAATGGTATCGGAACTCTCCGGAATTGCTGCTCCCTCAGCAATCCATTCCGCAGTGCCGGTAGAGGTTACGGCCAGAATTTTTCCGTCTGGCAATGTGGTTCGCACCACTGTACCCAGCCTGCGAAATACATTATCCTTGGCTAAAGCCCGGTCAAGCTTTGTTTTGAATTCATCTGGAACCGGATAGGCTCCATAATTGTCCGATCGGTCAACCAGGATAGATAGATTTACATTCCTTCCCCGCATTAAGTTCCAAAAGCTTTGTCCATAAGTGTTGCTCATAGTATTATCCTCCATTTCTATTTTTAGGGGTTTAATACCCCGTTTGAACTGGAATCTTTTCGCGCGAAGGGAGCCGCCCGTTCTCCAGGCGAAAGCTGTAGAGATTCGACCCGCCCTCCCCCCCCATAGTTCAAGACCTGTATGTTTTCCTTAACTTCTCATCGCAGATTATGCAGCGGTACCGGTCGGCTCGATTCTGAGCAGTCACCATCTGGGCGGTACACCTAGGACACCTGACCTTGCGGAAAAACACTCTGTCATTCGGGTCAGTGTTAAAGAGATTAAATGTGCCATCTGCATTCTCCACCAGGTAGTGCCGATAGCTTTCACCTCTGTCCCGGATTAGAAGAACATTACCGAAATAATTCCGGGGGCAGAGGATATTGTTTTTATCCGGTACCAGAACATAGTTTTTTGGCATAATCTTCACTCCTTGCTTTTTGGCTGCTTTTTTAACACAGGGGGCGAATCCAGGTATATCAAAGGTTTTAAGCCTTTGTAGCAGGTTGTAGCAGGTAAAAAGTAAAGTCTCTATACGAGAGCGTTTTTTGAAACAACCTGTTTTACTTGCTACAACCTGCTACATTTTAATTAAAGCGCTAAAAATCTATCTTCATCGGACAGCTTGTAGCCAATCAGCACTGTGGTTAAACCTCCGCCTGACCTTGGCCGCTTACGTTCCACTCGAGCAATAGCCGAAAGCGCTTGCTTGAAGTTCCTGGCGTTTTCCGAGTAGCAGCCGTTGTCCCGGCACCAGTTTTGATAGCGGTTGTAAACATCCGAAGTCCTCTCCTCGCTGTTAGGGCTAACTTCCAGGGTATCCTCGATAAAAAGTGCAATCTTGTCGCTGTCGTGTCGGTAGGCTTCAGTAGCCGCCCTGACCGCTTCCGGCTGTCTAAAACCTTCCGCTTGCAGCATCTGGTGGCCCTCAATCAGCCAGTTTAATATGGCGCTCTGGTTTTTTGGTTTGGTAAATTCACGCTTTAAGCCTTTGTCCTGCTCGCCTTCATCAAAATGCCGCGCAAAGGGGATAATTACCACCCTGCCGCTAGTAAAGAGCGTCATATCAGTAATGACCGGCAGATAGTTGGTATTGATGTACAGCTTAAACCGGGGAGCGAAATCAAAAGAATTCTCATGCAGGAACCGGGCATTGATGCTGTCTCCGCCGGTCATGCTTTTAACCTGGGCGGCGTTTAGAACTAGTCCCCGGCTCGGTTCTGAGATATTGGCAAAGCGCACCCCTGCTAGTCGGGCGATATCTTCGCTGGGACTACCACTGTTATTGTTGTTCTTTAGGCTGATAGTTTCTGGTCTAGCGGTACATCCGTAGCTGCCTAAGGCCTTCAAGACGCTCTCACACAATGTTCCTTTGCCGTTTCTGGTGGTTGCGCCGTAGAGGATAAACAGGCACTCATAGCTGGTGTCACCACTCACACCACATCCGAAAGCCTTCTGCAGAAACTTAGCCTTATCCTGATCTCCGCTCATGATCTCATTGATGAAATCATCCCAGCGCGGACTTTTAGTCTGCGGGTCATATTTCACCCCGGATTTTTTAGTCAGTTTGTCCTCACTGTTGTGGGGTCTGAACTCAAGGGTCTTTAAAAACAGGGTGCCGTTGGCGCAGTTAAACACACAGGGGTCTTGGTCAAACTCAGCCATGGCAATCGGGTAAACACTCTGTGCGTCTTTTAGCACAGTCTCCCGGTAGCGCCGCACCTGCCACTTGCGGCAATAATCTATAAATGCGTTACGCTGGCGTTCATCCTGGATGCTTACCGCATAGATGAGCAGTTGATTGGCCAGCGACTTGCAGAATTCCATGACCTTCAAGTTGCCGGTATCGGGAACCCAGATCCCACCCTCATAGCAGTACCACAACTTTCGTTCTGGTACATAGCGGGCTACTGACTTGAAATAATCAGCAAACAATCTGCTGGCTCCAATGTCTGTCCAGGGATAAATTTCACTGCTATCCGGACGCAGATCAGCCAAGGTATATTCGCCGGGAGGAAAATCCTGCGCTGCCGAGGCGCGTTTACCGAAGGGCTTGTAAAAATCGGTCATACCTGACAGGGCCTTTTGTATGGTCAGTCTTCCGTAGGTGCTGCCGGACTGAACCCTGTCCCATTTATCCCGCATTAAGCCGCTGTTGCGAAACAGCCGGTCGATCTGCTCTACGTCACCCCCGCACCAGAAGGAAAGAGCCGAGCATAAAGCTAAGTCTGCCTCACTGGGGGAAGCGTAGCCGGAAATATCACCCTGCCACAGGGCTTTGAACTTTTTAGCCTGGGCTGAGGAGAACGCCTTTTCAACAACTGAATCATCGTAAAGGTAAGAGTGGCTTTGCCCAGCTGGGAGTGATTTCACTGGGGCGGGGCGCTTCATATATTTATCCAGTATGCCTTGCAGGGCATCGGCCTTTTCCAGCACATCACCCTCACGGTAAACATTGCCGGTCAAGGTTACAAAGCGGTTGGTGGCTCCGGCAACATAGACTTCCAGACCAAGTTTACGGTTGTTGATATAGTAGCGCTTCTTATCAAATATGAAGCCAGCGGCAGCACAGGCAATCCGCAGGCCGTTACCGGAAGGAGTTTTTTCCATGTAGCAGCCATCCATGCGGCCCGTTATATCTTTAGCCCACGGCTTTAACAGACCGGCTGGTGTAAAACAGTTGTCAAGATCGAGAAAATGGATATCATTGCCGACAAGGAAACCGATACCGTCATAATTAGCAACAGCAGCCAGGGCGGTTGCATAATCCCGGAAGGTTTCAGGCCGGTCTGCTTTGGCCCGTCTGCCTGTCACCGGATCATAGGGGACTTTGGTTTTTCGGCCATTGCGCTCTTCATGTTTAAAGCAGCAGAAGCGCTGTTCATTTTTAATCCGCTGCGGCAGGCTGTCATATGGCGTCAAACTCTTACCCCCTCCCCGGCATAAATAAACTGTGGTTATTAGTCCTCAAATCTGGTTTCATCGTCCTGCTCGCCAGCGCAATCATTACATATGAAACCACCATAGATAGAATCACGCTCGGCGCATTCAATAATAGTCCTGATAATCCCCGCGACATCGGCTTTGTTTTGAACGCCGCAGTTAGCGCATTCGACGCTTACCTTCATCCCCACACCTCCCTTCGCACAAATCCTCGGTACCCAGACCTGCAAGCTGCTCGCACAGCTTGTCATAGTTGATCATGGCTTTATTGCCCACATAAAAGGCTGGCAATCGGCCTGCCTTTAGCATCAGGCGCAAGGCGTGTTCAGGGAGAAGGCCCGTTGCAGCTATTTCTCGAATGGTCATCATCCTTGGTTGTTTGGCTTCCATGAAATTCCCTCCTTCTGTGAGATTCTATACTTAATTATATAACACATAGTGAGATATGTAAATGGATTATCTCACATATAGTTACCTTTAAGCGAAATACGAGCCTCAAGTTTCTAACAATATGTTGTAATTTACTTGACGATGTTAACAGATAGTGATATTATGGCAGTACGAGGTGATAAAAATGTTTGCAGACAGGCTAAAAGAAATTCGCTCCGCAAAGGGTTTGACACAGGTGCAGCTGGCCGAAGCTCTGGGCGTGTCCAAAGGGACAATCGCCATGTGGGAGACTGGCAAGCGGGAGCCTAACTACGAAACTTTGAATGAGCTTTCAGAGATTTTCGGCAAACGTATCGACTATATACTGGGCTACTCAAATGACGCTTCCTCTCCGAAAATGACCGAGGAGGACATTGAGCAGCTTGGCGCGTGGGCAGTAGAGGATAGCTTTCATGAAACCGTCACTGCATACCTTAGGCTTGACGAATACGGCAAGGGAGCGGTGGAAAGTCTTATCCGCGCGGAAATGGCTAGATGTCGGGAGCAGGAAACATTATTCCCTGAAGGCAATTTCTCGGTTAGCATCCGCTTGAAAAAGGAGGTTAAGGATGATGCCGAGCATAACTAAAAGAGGCGATACCTTCCGCATTACGATTAGTCTCGGCAACAGCAATGATGGCAAGCCAATCCGCAAGACAACCACATTCAAGCCGCCCGAAGGGACAAGCGGGAGTGAAGCATTGAAATTGGCTGAAGCTTTTGCCCAGGCTTTTGAAGAAAAGAATTGCAGTTGATAAATTAAATGAAGAAGGGATGACCGATGCCGAGTGTAAAAAAGCGCGGCGATACCTATAGAATCATGGTGTCGCAAGGCTATGACATATACGGTAAGCAGATGCGCAAAACAACCACATACACGCCACCGGAAGGCGTGACAGAAGGTAAAGCCGAGAAGCTGGCTATGGCATATGCTTATGAATTTGAAAAGCGCTGCCAGGGAATGACCAATATGAATGAGAACATTCGATTTTCAGAATTGGCGCAGTGGTACTACACCCAAGTGGGCGTACACAAACTTAAACCTGCCACTTACGCGAATAATCGAACACTGATGGATTTGTATGTACTGCCGTATATAGGAAATATGAAGCTGAAAGAAATTAACACAGCGAGGATTGACGCTCTGTTTAATGAACTTCACCGGGATGGTCGTAAAAAGGAAACCTACCGTCTGCGCAATGTAGCCACACTGGAATACGGCACACGCGGACCATTGACCCGCAAATCCGGTGTGAACATGAATACATTGAGAACATTGGGAGATGGCGGCACAGTCCTTAAGAAGACTGCGGAAAGGATTGCCGATGCGCTTGGGGTAAAACTGAAAGAAGTATTTATTGCCGAGGAGATAGGTGGCGGTCTGGATGTTGGCACGATAAAACGTGTACGCACAGCACTGTCACCTATCTTTTCAACGGCGGTCAAAAAGGAACTGCTGCTGAAGAACCCGGTTACGAATGCCACAACACCTGCCGGAGAGGAAAAGGAGCGCCTTTATCTTGATGCCGAGCAATGCAAGGAACTGATGACCTTCCTCGATGAATTCAGTAATCCACAACTGCCCAGAGTCATAAAAACGCTCATATACACCGGAATGCGTGTTGGAGAACTGACCGCTCTGCACTGGGATGAGGTAGATCTCGACAGAGCCATGATAACGGTCAAGTACAATCTCTACCGGCTGGACGGCAAATACCAGCTTTCCACACCCAAGACCAAAAGCAGCGCCCGTGTGATTGCCTTACCGCCGCAACTGGTGGAAATCCTTCGAGAGCAAAAGGTATGGCAGGATGAGCGCCGAAAGGCCGTAGGAAACCGATGGATTGAACGTAGGGCTGTTTTCACAGGGTCTTACGGCGAGTATATGGCGAAATCCTACATAAACCTGCAATTCAAGCAGCTTCTCGCCAAGCACAACTTTCCAGACATTCATATCCACGACCTACGCCATGCCAACGCCTCACTTCTGATAAATATGGGTGTGCCTGTGAAGGTAATATCCGAGCATTTGGGCCACAGCGACACACGTACCACAGAGACCATTTACGCCCATGTCTTTGCCGAAACCATGGTGCAAGCCTCCAACGCCATCAGCGAGGCGCTGGCAACAACGGATATATGA